GCACCTGACGTTGCTACTTTACAAATATCAGAATTGTTTACAACAACACTTGGAGCATTTGCGGTAGGTACCGATTTATCCGTAACGACGGTGCTAGACACAGTATTTGTGTCTGCACCGTTCGCACTAGTTATTACACTAACAACTAATATAAAAGTCAAAACTACAAAAAGTGTTTTCACTAATAAGTTGTATAAATTTTTAACAATTCTAAAACTAAAGTAGCTGTATCATCATTTGTTACTGAAAGAAATTTAACATCTAATCCTCCAGTTGCTCCACCTGTTCCAGGTGTTAAAGGATTTGTTAATCCTCCAATAGCACTAAAATCTTTTGAGTCAGCATAGTTACAAGTTATAGCTTGTGAATTAGCTGTTGCTTTCCATTCCACTAAAAGTGGTTTGGTAACAGCAGTGTTATTAACACTCCACCATAATTTATTAATAGTAAGGTTGGTACAAACATCACCACTATTAGCAGTGGCTCCTGTAGCAAATCCTTTAGAATTATTTAAATTAGCTGGTACAATTGTAAAAGTTTCAGCTGTAGTGCTGGCTATCTTAAAATTTATTGTGAAAATAGCTTTTCTAGTTCCGTCAAATTGTTTTGTGACTACTTGCGTCATATTTTTCTCCTGTTAAGGGTGAGGTCATTACACCTCACCCAGAGTTTATTTATGCTAAATTGTTATTCTGCATGTAAAGAACAGTAACTGTAGCAGCACCTGTTGCACCATTACCCGTACCTGCTGTGAAAACAGCATTTACAGTCTGATCAGATGAACCGATATCTGTACCATCAGTACCAATTGTACCTCTAGTTGTACCTAAAGCTTTTACATTTGTTGCTGGTAGATACTCATCAGTATCACCTGCGTGTCCAACTTGAACTGTAGCAGTTCCACCATCATTGTTTACAGTTGTAACATTTAAAATTACATCCACAATCTGTGAGTTAGCAGGAATAATTCCTATTGCTGTAGTAGCAGTTGCACCGATAATATCGATTACTGCTGATTGAGCCATTAATACAAACCCTGTATTAACACTTGCTCCTTCTCTTATAGTCCCAGCTTTGACTGGTCCTGAAAATGTAGTTGTACCCATGTCAACCTCCTTGTAGTTGTCTTGTTAAGTCTTGAGTAAATTGTATTTTAAAACAAAAAAGGCGCTCTTACAAGCGCCTTTTTCACCTAAGAAAGATTAGTTAAATTTTAAGAACCTTGAGATGCATAAACACATCTAGGATCAGAGAAACCAAAGCTATATCTTTCACGAGCTTTGTATCTCATATTTCCAGTGTCAAAATCACCTTCCATAGCAGTTGTAATTGGTGTTCTTACAAAATGCTTGAAGCCGTTTGGACAATCGGTTTTAATGAAGAATGCATCAGTATCAGTTAAATAATGATTTACGCTGTATCCTTGAGGAATATATCCTGATTGATTGAATACGTTGATATCATTATCAGCTGTACCTACTCTACCACTTGAATTCATTAATCTATCAGCTACAAATTGTAAAGCTGAAGGAATAATCATTTTCATTGGTTTTAATGCAATTTTCAAACCTCTTTCATCAATAAAAGCAGCAACATCAATAACTGCTTGTTCAAGAGAAGTCTCGTTCAAGTCAGCATCTGTAGCACTTCTATTAGAGAAGTTTCCACCTGTTAAAGTTGGGTGAGCAGTAGAAGCTAAAGAAACTCCGTCTCCACCAAAATCAGCAGCGTTTGCAGAAAATGCATTGTTAAGAATATTAGCACCCTTAACTTGTTTAGTATTAGCCATCGAACGAGCTAGAGCTTTTGTATATCTAGCACTGACTCTGTCGTAAAGGTTATCCTCTACAGCTTCTTCAGTGATAGCAAAAGCAAGAGCGATAGTTTCGTTAGTGTATCTCGCAGTGAAAGATTCTTGTGCAGTATCATAATTGATTGCCGCACCTTCGTTTTTCACAGGAGCACCAGCGAACCCGCCTAACATTACTTCTTCTTCAAAAGCTCTGTCTGAACTTTCTTGGTCGAAGATTTCTGCTGCTTCGTTCTCATAGCGTTTGTATTCTAAGCCAAAGAGAGCATTTAAACCCGGCTCTAATTCTTTGGCTAACTGGGATCTAGAAATAGCCATATATTATATCCCCGCTAAGTTAGTGTAAGCATGATCGTTAATTCTAACAATCAAATCTACGTTTGTTTCACCAGCAGTATTGTTAGGAGCTTGAACTATTCCTGTAACTCTTAACTGCTCATCAGCAGCTGTAAGTCCAGAAAAATCTAATTCCATAGAACTGATACCGTTAGTCGTGTTACCATTTGCGTTACCTACCATAGGTGCATTGGCTCCTACCGATGTTTGATCGGCAGCACCGTCCGCTTGAACGATGAATAGTTGATCTGGATCATCATAAACTTTAATTTCCGCAGCTACTGTACCTTGTGTTACAGTTCCCGCTGGCCAATAGTTCTTCCAAATTGGTTTCCCTGTTGAATCAGTGTAGTTTACACCACCACAAACTCCTACAATTTTTGCAGAGTTTGATTTAGCGTCTACTGCTATTTCAATAGTTCCATCAGCTTTTAGTTGAACAGCTGTACCATTAAAGATGTTTGATGCGTAACCAGAAGCAACTTTATAAGTAGAGAAACCAGCTGTTTCATACTTGTTACCAAGCATTTTAACAGGAACTAGTCCTCTAGGCGAATCTACATTTGCCATAATTTACTCCTTTTCTAGAAGCATCACAATCCCGACCAATTCAGAATTATTGATTGCCTCCAAATGTTACTTTTGAGCTCCTATTACTTGACATAGGCATGCTCGGGTGCTCGTCTTTTAGAACCTCATTGTCTATAGCTTCTTGTACTTCTTTAGACTTTTTCTGGAAATATTCATTTCTAGATTTAGCCATTTCAAGAGGAATTTTAGCTAATAGCAAACCTCCAACTCCTATGGTGCCCTTGTACTTACCTTCTGCCATAGCAGGATATTTCATTTTATCTTCTGCTGAAAGTTCATCTTCTCGAACCAGTTCATACCCTTCTCTCAATCTTGATGTAATATTTTTATCATCAGGTTGACCTTGAAGTGACTCCCTAATCCAACGATATTTGAACCCTTCCGGTGGTACAGGCGCATCTAGTTGTCTCGGTGGGGACCAGACCGTTTTACGAGCTTGTAAGTCCCTAGTTTCAGCGTGTCGAGTAGTTTTTTTTAGTTTTACGTTTTCCATATTTTACTCCTTCACGAATTTTGCGTATTCATCTAATGGCACACCTAGCTTTTTAGCTATGGCTACTTGTGATGGTGTGAGTTTCACAGTACGGCGTCCAGTTTTGTTTCCAACCCGAGAATTAGCACCAGCAACAGTCTGGACGACCTTATTGCTAGTAATATTCGAGTTAGAATTCGTTTGTCCTATCTTATCAGGAAAGTACCCTTTTAGTCTAGTATCAATTTCATTATAATATTCATCTGACTCAGGATTCATTCCTTCATTAACTAAAGTTGTATGAATTCCCCAAGTAGCATATGTCATTGCTTGATCTTTTCCTTCTCCTTGACCAAACCATTGATTTCTTTGAGCCCATTGAAGAGCTTTTTCACTTGGCTGTGGAGTTTGTTGAACTTGTTGTTGAACTTGCGGAGGAGCTTCTTGAGTTACATTCTGCTCTACAGGTTCTGCTTGTTTTTTACTTTTAGCAGAAACCACTCTTTGTTTATGAACAGCGTTTTCAGCTAATTTAGCTTGAGCTTCTGCAACAGCTTCAAAATCTTGTTTTTGATGTGCTTCAGTCAAGGCTCTTTTTAGAGCTAACTCAGTAGCATCTACTCTTTGAGCAACTTCTTCAATATAAGTATCATCTAAACTAGTAAATTGTTTTTGTAAGGTGTCATTTTTCTTTTTAACACTTTCCGCAAATTTTATAGCTGCTTCTTTTTGACGTTCTTCTTCACGCCATTTTTTTGTTAAATCATTTATTCTTTTTTTAACTCCAGAAGAATATTCTTCATGTTCAGATTCGCTTTGAGGCTCTTCTTTTGTTTCAACTGGTTGAGATGTTTCTTCCGTTGATGTTTCATTTATTTCTACATCAACAGGATTACCTGTATCTTCAATAGGTATTGTTTTTTCTTCACTTAATGCTGGTTGTGCTTCTGGCATGACTATCTCCTCATGTTAGTTTGTTAGCGGTGATAAAACATATTCAGGATCTTTAACAACTGCCATAACTTCGTCGTCATTAAGTAATCTGAGTTCTCCACCGTCGATTTTAATTCTTGCTCCGGCATATCTACCGAAGAGTATCCAATCTTTCTCTTTACACCAAGGACCTGTAGGAAACTTTCCATCATCCTTAAAGCATAAATCACCCATTTTCATTACCAATCCTACATTGGTTGACCATTGGCTTTCTTCAACAGTTTTATCTGTTAGAATAATTCCACCTTTACTTTTTTCTTTAAGTTTAAATGGCATTACCAATAATCTCCAACCACTGGGATTAGGTAACTTTGAATGTTCGGGTTTTTTCTCTTTTTCTTTTGTCTCTTTATTTTTTTTCTCTAAGGCAAAAACTTTTGTAGGTATTACATTAGTTTTAGTCATTATCTAGCTCCTGTTTCTTTAGCAGGTTCGTGAGTTCCTGATTTATTTTATTCCAAGCGTGTAATTGTCCCAACACATACTTATATGTGGTGATTTCCTTTACATCTCCCGTTATAACTTGAGTTAGTTGTTCTTGTCTAGTCTTTATTTCTTTTCTTAGTCTTTCAACTAAGACAATTACTTGATCAGCCAATTTGACTCCTTTTGTATTTTTTCATAACTGTATTGTTACTTAATCCTCCATTTTTAAATCGAGGAAAATTATCAGAAACAGGAATAGGTTTAATTTTTCCTGGTTTAATTTTTAATCCTTTAGGATCAGGGCCTTTTAATGGAGGAGGACCGAATCTTTTCCCCGGTAATTTCATATTTGAATTGTAGCCATTAAATCACTTAAATGTTTTGCTCTGTTGGGTGTTTGTTTATTCCATCTCGAGTCTAACATTTCAATGCTCGCCTCTTTAAACTTTTTCATTTTAACAAAATCAAAAGTTTTTTTAAATTTAGACACTCCTCCAGGGCCAAGCTGAAATATCATCTCTGTATAAATTTCTTTTAATAATTCTGGTGGATCATAACTTAAATCACACATAAACATGTTTTCACATAATAATTGTGCATGTTCTAAATCAGTTTTAAAAACTTCTTCTAACTGTTCTTTTGGATATTCTACTCCTTCTTCAAAAGGATCATGCTCAGTTACCTTGTGTCCATAGCCAATAGTGGCGAACCCAAGAGTATCTTTGTAAATTTTATTTCTGAAGCCTTCGTTTTGCTTAACTCGATCTGCTAGTGTACTCATATTAACAATTCCATTTTCTTAGTGATTTATTAATCCTAGAATTAGGATCTTTTGCCGTTTTAGAACTAGTTCTTCTTTTTTTCATACCTTCCATTCTTGCACAAAATGACTTACGTCTTTTAGCAGCTTTTGAACCCTTTTTCAACTTTGATGGTTTTGTTGTAACTGCTGTTTTTAATTTAGAACCAGGATTAGCTTTTCTGTAAGAAGCTACACCTTTTTTATTTAGTCCTCCTGACTCACTTTTGCCTTCTTTTCGTTGCCAAGCAGGACTAGCCATATGTAGTTTCTTTTCTTCTATCCTCCATTACCATTCCACATCCATTAGCTACTCCTTTTGGATTTTTAGAACTTTTTCTAATTTGAGATAAATTTTTACCGTCTTTTGCTTGTATTTTATTACCGTGTTTTTTAGCAAAACTTTTAGCCACTTCAGGCTCATTAGCATATAAATATGCTCGTTGCTTTGCTGATTTAAAAGGCATTATTTACTATGATGTGCAGTTTTTTTAGATTGTTTTAAAGCTTTATCACTTACTGTTCCTTTGCCTTTTCTACTAGTTCCAGATTTTTTACGTTTGTTCATGTAGTAATAAAGTCCTTTTTTAACAGTTCTACCATCTTTAGTTACATGAGTATCATCACCATCTTTAAATTTAGAAGTTTTACCACCACTTTTTTTAAAACCCATTTTATTTCTTACTGCTGTAGGCAATTTTGCTAATCCTGGATTTTTCTTTTTGTCTACTGTTTTCATACTACTTTCCTTTTTTAATTAAACCCATTGCACCTTTTCCGGCCTTAATGCCGAAGCTAGCTGAGCAGGCGATATATAATAAATGTTTATAATAATCCGGAAGTGACTGCAATGCGACAAACCCCGCTTCTATATGTTGTGTCATTCCAGGAAAAAATACGAGTGTTGCTGGAGCAAGTAAGCAAATTAAAATTAGTTCGTCTTTCCACGAACCTTTCATTTGATCTACAGCTGATGCTTCCCATTTTATTTTTCCAGAAATTTGATCTTCTTTAAGTTTAGTCGCTGCTTTAATTTCGGTAACTTTTAATTCTGCTTTTGCTTTTTTTGTTTCGACGAAGCCACGGACCGTATCCGCAGCAACGCCGAGTAAAGGTTTTGCTAAGAGTTGCCAGACCATTGTCTAGGCTGCTCCACCTGTCATCCAACTGATGACCCAAAGAACTATAATAGCTACAATAGCAGCTTTAATCCAGTCCTTCATTTTCCATTCCGACCATTCTTTGACATGGTCCCATAGATCTTTTATTAAATTCATATAACCTCCTTAGTTAATGAATAGTTAAATCGAAGTCAGCTTCGAATTCAACAGTATTTTCTAGCTCATGTTCACAATTATTGCAATCACAACTAGAACAACTGCCTCCGTTGGTATGATGACAGGCATGTCCACAATGTTCGCATAAATTATCCAAAAAACTTAACACCTTTGGTTGCTGCCCCTACTCCACGCATAGTTTGAGTTGGTTTTTTAACATTTGTATCTACATCCATACCATCTACTGAAGGTCCAGGTTGAACTTTAAATTCACCACCATCTCCATAGCTCATTTTAGGCATTCCACCGCCCATGTAACCCATTTTAGGCATTCCACCGCCCATGTAACCCATTTTCATCATGCCACCACCCATGTACTTCTTTTTTTTCTTATTTTTTTTCATATTTTCCTTAATGTAAAGTCGGTTTTAATAAATTAAATTGAAAAACATCCTCAAGTTGATTTTCAAAAACAGTTTCTGCTATTTTTCCCTGTAAAGCATGATCTAAATAGATTGCTTTAACAACTGACAGCATAGCTGCAGCCATAATTAACTTATCTTCACTTGTTTTAGCCCATTGCTCAACATGAGAAGCAAAATCGTTTATGCCTTGGCTTAATTTATCATCATTTTGAGAAGATGACATTAATTTTTTCTCATTTTTGCTTGTTTTAAATTAATACCAGCTCTCATAGCTGCAATTTCAGCATCTTGATCAAGTTTTTTCTGATCTATTTCAGTTTTTTGATCTAACTTACCTCTATCAATATCTAGTTTTTCCATATCATACATAGCTTTACGCTGTGCATCCTGTTCTTTTATGTCAATTTCTCTAGTTTTTAATTCAACTAATGGATCTTTACCGGTTCCTTCCAAATATTCTTGTTCTTCTGCTACAATTTCTTCTGTTATAGTAGATTCTACTTCAGCAATTTCGCTTTCTAATCTGTTTTGCATTTCTTTTTGTAATTCAGGAGGCAATTGTTGCCCACCTAATTGTTGTTGTAATTGTTCTAATTCTTCTTTGTTTTTTTCCATAACTTGTTGTCTTGCCATAAAAGAAATGTGTTCACTTATATGTGATTGTAAAGCAGCCATAGCAATTAAACTTTGTCTAACTAAACTTGAGGACATAAATGCTCTATGTGCTTTTATATGAGCTTCATGATTTTGTTCTGGATAAGCAGTTAACGGTTTAGATTTTAAAGCTTCTGAATTTTCTTTTGCAGGATCTACAGGTCCTGGTTTAGGCGGAGGAGGCAACACTGCATCAATGTTATTAACTCCAAGTGCTTGATACATTCTTCTGTAAGCTTCATAGATATTATGAATTCCAGGATTAGCTCCTGTTAATTGTAATTGTGCTTGTGCCAACTGAATACGTTGAGACATAGAAAATATATTTGGATCACTAACAGGAATAATATCAACACGATCATCAAAGTCTTGTTGCTTAATCATTCTATTTCCACCCACTACATTGTAAGGATATTCAGGTGGTAAATATTGTTGGAATACTTTTGACAGTAATTTAAATTCAACTTTTTGTGCGTAGTGCATTCTCTTGTGAATAGCACTCATAACTTTAGTTCCTTGTTCAATCATAGCCATGGTAGTTCCTACCGGATTAGCATTGTTTGAATCACCTATCTTTGCATCAGCCACTGCAGCAAATCTTTTTCCTGCATCAACACAAAAACCAAGTAACATAAATAATGTTTGACTAGGTTCTTTGTAAGGTAAAGGTAAAAGTCCTGATCGTAGATCACCAGAGGGTGCATCTACATCCCTGAATTCTCCGGGTTGGATTGGGTTATCATCGTCTGCAACTCGCAACCCTCTCGCTTTAAATCCTGCAGGGAGATTGGACAACGTACCTGCATCAATGAGTTGACGGAGAGCTGACGTAGCTGTCCTGGAGAGACCCCCGAGCATGTGGATAAGACCAAAGCCATAAAAACCAAGACCAGGCAAAAACTTATAATGTACAAAATACTGAATTTTTTTTCTGAGTGGATCATCTTCTCTGAAGTTTCTGTATATGGATAAAACTTTTCCTGACCCTTCGTCCACAGTAACAACATAAGGAACTCTTATACCGGTTGGTTCTCCTGTTTCCAAATTCCTATCTTCAAAACCTGGTATGTCTAAATCACAGTGAAACTCTAATAATGTATATTCATTATCATCTTCTTCTCCGTAAGTTGTAGAACTGATACCTTGTACGTTTTGATATTCTTCTTGTACTTGATTATTTTCAACTAATGATGGTCTAATTTCTACATCTCTGTAAAAACCACCAACTTGATTTTTTCTAACTTCATTATAAGATTGTTTAACAATATGTGTAACTCTCTGACAAGATTCTAAATCAGTTGCATAAAAAGGAACAATTAAATCTTCTACAGGAATAAAAGAAGCTTTAGCCCTTTGTTGTTGTGCATCGAAATAAATTTTTTTAAAAGCAGATCCAGCTAGCCCTAAGTGAAATAATAACTGATCCATGTCAGGATCATATTCTTCCATCACCGTAGTAATCTGATAATTCATATAATCTTTTACTCGGTTCGCTTGTTGTTCTGTTTCTTCGTTTTGTTCACCAACTATATTACATTTAACTGGACCACCTGCAGGCAGTAATTCTTTGTAAGCTTGTGCTTGAAACTGTGTTGCTGATTCAGCAAGTAATGGATGAGTAACTCCACTAGCTCCTTGAAAAGGTCTAGCTCGTTCTTCATATTTAAATCCTAATAACTTAATACCATCAACATAAGATTTTTCCCAATCCTGCCTTGATGATTTATCATCTTCATAATAAGCTCTAAGATTGTCTGACATTTTTTCAAGTTCATTGTCCTCAATAACTTCTGCTAAATTGCCATCAAAAGGCATTTCAGGTAATGCTTGTTCTTCATTAATTAAAGCTCCACCATCATCAGTAAGTTCTATATTAACTTCAGATTGTTCTTGTGCTACACCAAGAGGATCTAACTCTCCTGGAGCCATGTTTGGTAATGCTTTTTCTATTGCCATTAAATTGTTCCTAGTATTTCATCTACGTCTGGTAATTTAGAACCTACTCTACCACCATCTGCGTGCATTGGTAAACCTATTTTTCTTATTGTATCTTTTGCTTCTGTAAAATCAACATAAGGTAATCCTGATACTTCCATTTTTCTTCCATCAAAAGATTTTTTAACTAAATCAGGAGCAGCTTGGCTGTATGAATTTATACCATCACCATCAAATTGTAATGTAAAGTTCATGTCATCTCCTACACCTGATATTTTAATTCTAGCTGATTCTGGGTCTAATCCTAACTTAGCGGCTCTTTCCATTAAATCTTTGTTTATATCTTCTGCTGCTTCTTTCATAAGTTTATTATAAATTGTTTTATACCCTGCAATATCTTTCGCATCAGCTGATTCATATACACCAACAATTTCACCAGGATTCCATGACACATTTGTCTTACCTTCTGATATTGCTTTTTCTATATGTGATTTTAAAACATTCTTAACCCAATCTTTTTGTTTTTTAAATGGATAATCTTGTGATCCACTTTCATATCGTGCTCTTCGTAGTTTTGCATTTTTAGATATATCCGTATATGATCCTGCAAATTTAACTTCATCAGGAAATAATTTTGCTAAAAATTCTTCTATTGGCATTTTAGTGTCCGCTACTATCTGTGCTTTAATAGCATCAAATGTATCTACTCCACCAAACATACCTCCTCTAACCTGTCCTCCTTGAGAACTATCTAATAAATCTTTAATGTTTTGTACTGCTCTATCAAGTCCCTCAAATGATTGTGTGTTTCGTGGCAGGTCTTGATTAGCAATACGTTCTAGTAATGCTTTTTGACCATCTTCTCCAGAGGACATTTTACGAGACCAAAATTTATCATAATTACCAAAGGCTGAATCTCCTGGATTTAATTTAGATATTCTTTGTGCATTTAAGAAGTTTGGATTTTTAGCTCTACCTAATTCTTTTTTAGATGCTTGAGTAAGGCCACTTAAAAAATCATTTGCATCATCAATCATCTGTTGATTAACTGTTCCGTAGTTATCTAAGATAGATCGTTTAACATTTTGTTTTTGATTTAATCCTAAATTTTTAAAATTCTCTCCGTACATATCATTAGATACTTGGTCTACCTTAACATCAAATCCTGTAGGTTTAGGTTTCTTTGCTTCTTTAGATGCTTCTAATTTAGTTTTTGCATCAGCAAATACTTGGGCATCATCTTCTGTTCCAAAACTTTTCTTTGGAACTTTTCTTTTTGTTCTTGTGTTTATTACTTCCCAGATAGGATTATCAGCGCTGCCTGCTTTAAGTTGTACTTCAAACATATCAGGAACAGTTTCACTAATAGGCATGTTAATAGGATCTGTATCAAAGTTATATAATTTATTATCCTTAGTAAAATTATCCCACGCATCATCTAATGCTTTTTCAGCTTGAGGTCTTAATTTTTTTTCTGCATTTTCTAATATATCAATGCCTGCTATATCTTCAGGACTTTGATAAGAAGTAGAACCACGGTGAACATCACTTTGTGCTTCCATAATATTTTCTGTAACTCTACCATCGGTTGTTGTTTTATCTATAGATCTACTAAAAGAAATAGAATTATCGGAATTAGGATGCCCGCTGTTATGAAATTCATGACGAGAGGACTGTCCTTTCTTAGGATCAAATCCTTGCTCCATAATTGTATAATCTTCAGACCTGGTTCCTGGCCAACCGGTGCTTTGAAAATTACTAGTTAATCGTGGATTAACATTTAAACGTTTAAATCTATTAACAATCTCATTTAATTTTTGAGCTTCGGTATATAATAAATTAATATTAGGATTATTCGCTTTTCTTAAAATGTTTGGTAATACAGTGCTTGTATACTTTTGTATAACAACACTTGGATCTTCTACTCCAGCAAAAGTTCTTTTACTTGTTCCTCCTGCCATTGTTTCCAATTCATCTATCATACTTTGTACAGCCATTTTATATTCTTGTAAAACACGGCCCGAATTACCTGAAGAAGTAATAGGAATGTTTACTATATCTCGTTTAGCATCTCTTACTATTCTTCTCGTTACATCAGGTGTAATTTCACTACCTACTTTAGCAGCTCCTGCATTTTTTCCTAATTGATTTGACCCATAAAATTCAGAGTATCCTCTTTTAATTTGATTATTATTTTCTAATAAATCTTGTCCAATCTTTAAAAAAGTTAACGCATCAATGCTTTGATCACCACCTTCTTTTATTAAATTACTTATTTGGAAAGACATTCCTGTATCTTTCATTTCGTTTAAGGCTCCTGCCCCGTCACCATCTTCCATTTCTTTTTTCCACTGACTTAATTTTTTCTTAGTCTTAGAAGCAGATCCTGCATATTTAGTTTGAACGTAATCTTCTACTTTACTCCATCTAGGAACTATGTAAGTATCTAACGACTCAACTCTCTCTACTTCTTTTGGATCTAATCGTGGTTTTTCAATTTGTACTTCAGGGTCTGCAACTTGTTTTGTTGTATCTGTTACCTCTACAGTTTCATCTATTTGCCTTGTTGTATCTGTTACATCTACAGTTTCATCTACTTCAGACAAACGAGATACATTACTTACAGGTTCAGTCTTACTTGATGCTCTTGTTCCTTTTAAATATTTAGCTAATGCACCAGGGGCCGTGAGTACGGCGGTAGGAGGACCTGTATAATAACCAGCTGTTCTCCCCAATTCATCCATGGTCATTCCAGACAAAGTGGACTCTGCTAAATTTGGTGTTGGAATCTTATTTCTAAACTCATCGAAGTATTTAGTAAAAGCAGGTTTATCGAGTAGAGCTTGAAACTCCTCACTAAAAGGAGAATAGTCTGGTGATGATTTAGAAATGTTGCGTTGATCAGGATTAGCTATTTTATCTGTAGGAAAGGTTTGTATCTGTGCTCCTTTTTTAGTTGCCTCAAATAATCCTGCTAATAGTTCACCCATTCCTTCAGCCGAACCTGCAAAATAATTAATTACCCCGTCTGGTAAATTAAATAACCCATCTTTAAATATTTCAAACCCAGTTGCATCTCCGTAATATTTTTTACCTTCAGCAAGAGCTGCTGCTCTCATTTCATCAACTTTGTTTTGATCTACAGGAAACTTACCTTCAGGTCCGTATAAATTTTCATACGTACTTGGAAATTGTCCTATACTAAATTGATTAATGTCATAAGGATCGTAATCATTAAGTCTGCTACCTTCAGCAAACTTAGGAGGACCTCCATCTTTTAGTTTACCTTTTTGAGCATCGGCTCCTATGTAAACTTCAAAGCCATCTTTATCTACATACATTGCTCTAAGGTTTCTTTCTTTTAATCTAGTTTCAATACGATTCATTGCTGCTGTGTCACCTTTTGCTACAGCTTCTTTATATTTCTCCATCTGTTTTTCTTTAAATAAGTTATCTTTTGAAACTTCTGTCGTATATCTTTCCTTGTTTGCAGCTTCTCCAAATAGCACATCTCCATCGGCTATACTTCCTGTGTGCCCTAGAGTTTCTCCTGAATTGTAAAAATTTCTTCTTTTATCTAATAAATTCGCTTTATTGTTAGCTGTTCTTTGTATTTTATCTTTAATATAATCTGCAAGGTAAGGATCTTCATTTCTCATAATTGTATCAATAACTACATTGGTTGCGGCTCTTATATTTTCTTCTGAATAAGCCTCCCCTGATACTTTATCTGGATTTTCTAATCTTATAGCAATTCTAAAATCTTGATCATAACGATCCATTTGTGGTTTAGAAATTTTAATTCCTAAATCATTGGCATACTCTCTTATATTTTTTTCAAATTGATTTTGAGCTTGTTGATAAGTACTTAAATTTCTTTCATCTTTTTTTCTATTTCCAATTTCTTGACTTATTATTTTTTCATATGTTTTTATCTGAAAATCAATTCCATGTTTATCTTTAAAATATTGTCTTATTATTTCTATGTCAGGCCTACCTGTTATAGAAGAAGTATACAACCTTTCTTTCATTGCTGGGTTGTCCTCTAAAAACTGTGGTAATTCTCTCCTAACTGTTTTTCCATCCTTAACTCTTTTTAATTCATCTTTATTTTTAAACTCATCTTTAACTACACGATAAGATCTACCATCAGAATTTCTATATCTAACTTCCGTCTGATCTTTTTTATATGTTTTACCAGCTATTGTAACAGTATCTTTAGTGCTATCTCCCATAGTCAAAATAGTAAAATCTTCTATCTCCGGTAGTGGAAATCCTCCTGTAGTTGTAGGTATATCAATAGGTGGTACAGATTCTGGAGGTAAGCCTGTTTCTATTTCTGGAATTGGAAAACCACCTGTAGTTGTAGGTATATCAATTGTTGGAAGAGGGGTATTAACATTACGTCTTGCTTCTGCTTCTCTCTCTTGTCTTTCTTTTTCCATAGCATCAGCATCAGGACCAATAACTGTTCCGTCTCCTGTTTGTCTTACATCTTGACCAAAAAAACTTACATCACCATATTCACCTCTGTCTGCTGCATCTCTAACTTTGTCAGCTACAGTTGCTGATGTTTTATTTCTTCTTGCTTCATCTAATGCTGCTTGTCTCTCT